CAACTAGAGCAACCTGCAAATAAGATGGATTAGGTTGAGTATAAATATCATCTCGACCGGCTTGATGGGCAATATCGCTAATAGCAATGTCGGTGTAATCAACACCAGCAACAGTTAATTTCCAGTCAGGTGTCCAGACTGTCATTATCTAGCCCTAGTTATCCCGCTGTTGTATAGCTGTGGAACGGATCGGGATGCGCTTTGATTTAACACTTTTGCAACGGCTCTCGCAGCACCCTCAGAATCTACTGCTTGAACAGTAATATTATTAACTGTCGTGCCAGCCCTTGCAGCACCTGCTGCTAATTGAGCAGCTGTGGCAGTTTGAGCAGCAGCGGTTGCACCTGATGATGCAGCAGTTGATACTCCTGCACTTGCACCTACTTGGCTAATGTTTGGCAAAACAGGAATTGCATTGTAAGCACTAATCAATCTATTAATTCCTGAAATAGCGTTATCAACAGCTGTTTGAATTGCAGATATAACTTTGCCAATAATATCAACAATTCCACCTGCAATAACTCCAATAGTCTTTAAGGCTGCCCCTAAGCCAGTAACCAAAACAGGAATAATGACATCAGTTATGAATCGACCAAATGCATCAAATGCTTCTTGGTTGTCTTTAATGGCTTGCTTAATTGGATCAAAGTATGCAGCAAACTCTTGCAATCTAGGGACTACCTGATTAACAATAAGATCAACAAATTTTTCAACAAATGGAAGTAACCGATAACCAATTTCCTCTTGCGCTTCGGCAAAGGCTTGCTTTAATCGATCAATTCTGCCTTGAAATGTTTCAGCGTTAGCAGCTGCTGCGCCACCATAAAGATTGGTCAATGCCTTGGTGGTTTCGGTAAAGTCCATCGCCTTTAAATCGGCTTGGCTTAAACCAATTCCCAATCTGGCCAGTCTTGTATCTTGTCCTTCAAAAGCCTTTGATAATGCCTCAACAACTGTGCCAAGTTCCTTACCAGTTCCCTTTGATATATCAATTGCTAAATTTAATAAATCCTGTGATTTGGTAACATCCTTAGTCGATACCGATAACCTCTGGAATGATGCTCTCAACTCATTATCGGTTATGCCTGTGGCTAACTGGGTCTTTCGAATGTATTCCTCAGTTGCCGTTATTTGGGCATTAGTAGCCCCTGTGGCGGTCTTTAAGGCAGCAGCCAACCTTAACTGTGCTTGCTCATCCTCAATCGCTGATTTAACCCCATCAACGGCTAATTTGACGCCATAGGCAGCAGCAGCGGCAGCAGCCACGGCAAATGCAGCAGCAGCCTTTTTTCCAAACTCAGCAATCTTGCTGGCATTGGTTTCAACGGCTTTATCAGCTTCGCCTAATTTCTTTTTTAAGTCATCAACATCGGCAAGGATTGATAACTTTAAGGTGCGATTACCGGTTGCCATTAGACCCATTCCTTAATAATGCGATTAAAACTTGCTTCCCACTTGTTAATCAATTCAGGCTGAATTCTGCGAAGGGTTGGATAAATGAACCATCCTCGAGATCCACGACCTTGCCGTCCCGAATAAGTAGGAAACTGTTTAAATTTATTTGAACCAAACTCAACGCCACCCCATAGGGTTTGCGTAGTAGCACCACCTGAAAACTTTTGTCTTGCGAATCCATAACGGAATTCACCAATTTTGCTTGACTTTGAGATGCTAACTCCGTCCGCAACTCTTTGCGCAACCTTGCCCGATTTTTCTCTGCCTCTAGCTGCTGACTTAATTTCCTCTGATGCAAAATACGCCAAAGCAGCAGATTGAGTTCTTGCTTCCTCTGTTGCTTGGTCGTCCATAAGTTTGAAAGCTTTGTAAATATCACGCAAATCGGATTTGTTGTAGGCGATTGTTTCATTTGCCATTCCTTCGCTCCAATATCTCGATCGCTGTTAAAATGTCCTCTGCTTCAACCCATTCGCTCATTGGTATTTGAGTGCTTATCGCTAACTCAACCAATAATCGATTTAGGCTTCCTTCGGGATGACTTTTGGGTCTGCATCACCGACTATTACATCAGCGACAGTTTCCATCCAAATATCCATTGATTTGACGGGTTGTGATCCACCAAGTTCCCGCTTATGTGCATGATAAGCCAAAAACATAAGATCCCAAATACCCAACTTCTCAGATATTTGACCAATTATGTTTCCCGTCTGTTTCTCCCATTTCGCAAACTCAGGCGGTTGTGCAATGTATGTTGCTTGGTCGCCTGAGTTATATTCAATTGTAATTGGTAACTTCATTTGTTTGCTCCCGTTTTATTTTTTAACTAAAGGTTTCGGTTACTGCGCCCTTAGATACTGTAAAGGTGAATGATACTGTTTGAGCATCAACACCTGAACCACCAGCGGTTGGAAACTCTGGCTTTACTGGAAACACAAATTGTGCTCCTGATGCAGCTGTAAGTGTCATGCTGATGTCTGTATCTGGTGCGCTTTCAGCAGCTGTCCATAGAGCCTCGCAAACTGAGTTTGCCTTGCCCCAGTCAGCCAACATGTCCAATTGGAATGTTCCTGAAATGTTTGTGGTCTTGTAAGCCTCGCCTTCCATGGTCTGATAAACCTGACGCTCATTGACCTTGGTTAGAACTGCGTTTGTCGCTTGTGCTTGAATATCTGTTCCACCTGTGAAAGATAAACCAACATCACGACCGGTAATTACGACTGTTGCCATGATTTCTCCTTATATTGTTTGCGTGTAGTAGGTAGATACTCGAACATCTGCGATGAGCAGCGTTGATGCACCAACTTGAGTAACTGTCGGTCTTTCAACCGAGCTGACAATGTATCCAACCGGAATAACTGCCAGAACACTTATGATTAATTGCTCGATATTGTCGAGCGATGCTGGGTTGCTGTTATATGCAACTGCAACTGATATTGTAAAATTGATTTTGGCTCTTACATTGGTTTTGCTTATTGTTTCAAATTCTAGATATGGTGAATCAGGCACAACCACCACAGCTGGTGGAATTACTGTTTCAGGAACAAATGAATAAACATTTCCTGCCACTCCTGCTAAAGCAGTTGCTAAAGGTGTTCGGATTTGTTCAAGGATTGTTTGGTTAGGCATTTAGAGAGCCATGCTTTCGGTGTCAATATATGAACCCAGCAAACCAACGCATTTATTAAAAAGTGATCGACCCATTCTAAATGGTGTTGGTGAGAAATCTACTCCTTCGATTTGTCCTCCACCGGCAAGTCTTGCTTGGAAAACTTCGACTGAAACTGTATAGACGGCTGACTGAACAGCTGCGTTTCCAACATAAGTTGATCCGCCAGAAAGGGCAGCAACTCCGGATGGGATGACATTAGCCTCGAGTATGTCGGCATTAGTGATCGATTGTGAAAAGGTATATTGTCCAAGATTATCTGCCAGCACAACTCTTGTTCCGTTGTAAGGGCTTCCGCATCCTGTGATGATGACTGTTTGTCCTTCGGTAAATTCATGAATTCCTAGTGTAGTGAAAGTGGCGACATTATCAGTCAGCGACACTTTTTCAATTGGGCTTTTGAATGTAACTAACATTGGCAGAATAACTGTTTCTGCTGTGTCGATAATTTGATTTAGGTAAGTATCGTCATATAGAGCGGAACTTACACCCAATACGGAACGCAATTGACTTGCGGTGATAATTGTAGGCATAAGTTCCTCTCTAAACTCCCATTAATGGATGCCTAGGATCGGGAGCAACCCTAGGCACTCAGTTAAACTAATTTAGTTCTTGTTGAACCAAACTCCGCCACCAGCAAGTTTTACTGCTAGTGCGCCGTAGCCGTAGTAAGCAACAGATACTTGACCAGTTGCTGTAATGTCGGAACGAAGTGTCAAGCGTGGGCTCTCATACCATGTAAAAGCATCTGGATTTACAACGATCATTGACTGATCTCCAGTTGTGTAGCCATCAAGTGAGCGAGAAACATAAAGATCCAAGCCAGCAACATTTCCACGAAGTGATGTAGGAACTACATTGCCACCTGCGTTTTGTGGTTGTGATGCGTTGTAGATTGGGCGACCGCTGTCGTTGTAGCCCATGATGTTGCCCCATTGAGTGCTATTAACAATTAAGTTGCGAGCAAATCCAAGTGAGCCAGAATAAACAGATGCAGCAGCACCTGATACATATGCTAGAAGTCCAGCAGCTGTGTTATCTGCTGTTGCTGTCAAAAGTGAGCAAGATGATCCTAAAACTCCTGCAACATATGAATCTGTGGTCTTTGCATAAGCAAATTCCATTTGACGAACTAACTCATCAAAGAATGCTGGAGAACTTCTATCAAGGAGCTCAACAGAAAATGTCTGACCGCCAGCGAACTTCTTAACATCAACAGAAACAAATGATGAAGTCATATCGGTTGTGTCGATTGCTGCTGCCTCTGCCTCTAGGGTAGTTGTTGGCACAGCTGTAATTTTAGGAATTTCGAATGTCATACCAGCAGCAGGAAGTGTGCCACGAGATAGAGCATCGATTAATCCACGATCAGCATTTGATAGACCATTGATGATCTCTGTTGATTGTGGTGTTGGAATTAAGCCAGCAACTGTGCCGGTTGTGTCAGCAGCCATTACATATTGACGGCTTTCCTCTGAACCTAGTGCAGCACGAACTGAGTGCTCCAAATAAGTTGCTTTTGAATTGATTGGTGAGCGTGGCTTTGTATAGGCAACAGACTGAGCTGCCACTACGACCACAGGCTCAGACTTTGCAGCTTCTACCGCTTCGGTTGCGATAGGAGCATCTGAAGTAATATCAGACACTTTGTCCTCCTGTGTTGTTTGATCCTCAGCGGTTGCTTCGGAATTCTCTGGTGTATTTGTTGCAACTACGGATTCAACTTTCGCTGAGGCAATAGCCGGATCAGACACCAAACTGACTTCTTGTAATGAACTTTTTGAAATAACCATTGCGCCATCTTTGTTATCCCATGCATCAACCATCACGCCAACAGAAAATCCATCTCTTAATCCTGTGGCTGCTTCCTCAAGAGCATCATCAGCTGCAAAAGTCTTTGCAAGTTTAAATGTGCCTTCTAAGCCAGAATCATTTGCAGTTATATCAATCAGTTTGCCTAAAGGTCTAGTTTTGTCATGCTCAAGTAGAAGTTTGACGGGCTTAGAAAAATCAATGCTGTCCTTGCTAAAAATTGTTTTGCCGGCTGATGTATTACCCGCTTCATTCCAAGAAACAATTGTTCCTGAGATTGTTCGCTTATTTGTATCGGCAGCGGTTATTGTAATTGGGAAATTAATCTTCATCGGATTAAGTCCTCCTCTTCTTGGATTTGCTCAACGCTCATTGCGCCAATGCGGTTTAGGATTTCATAAACTTGAGCACGCTCTAATGCTGAACCTCTCAAGAAATCATCAATGTCAAATCGAACCTCAACACCATTTGGCACA